TAGTATAGTTTAGTTTGAGATTATTGCAAGGATTATTTTAGAGTTTTATATCAACTAATTCTTTTCCTGTGATTGTGTTAGGTGTGCGCTTGAGCTTGCGTCTTGCGGGTGCGTCATTGATCCAATCAATCGCAGTGATGAAAGGGGCAAGCACCATCGCGGGAAGGTAGGTGAGAGCCATGAAATGCAGGAAGTTATAGGCATGATAGTATACCTCTCCGCTTGCTTTGGTCTCATACCATCCTCCGATGTTGTCAATGGCTTGGGGTAAGCCAACGAAGTAGGCCAACAATCCGAAGACTGCAAGCACACAAAGGTGAGTTATCATGACGATAGAAACGAAGTTCTTGAGGTAGTTTAAACGGTGGTTCATAATTTTATTTTCTTTAGTGTTAGTGTTTGGTGGTGGTGGTGGTGGTGGGATTAGAATCCCCATACTTGATCTCTCTCTTGCTTGTGCTTATCAAGAGCCTTTTGGATTCTGTCTGATACTTCGGGGTTGTCCAACTTAAGAAGGCCAGTGATGAAGCAAAGCTCATCTCGCATCGCGTTTGCTGCGGTGCGCTCATTGTTGAATCTTTCAAAGTCAGTGGTGATGTCTGTGTCAGTCATGTGTGTATTCTACTCTAGTTTTTTAAGCGGTGCAAGTTTTTTTTGCATATAATGCATTTTTTATTTAGGGGTAGGGTTTATTTAAACGTTTTGACTTTTGCTCTTGACACACACAGCGCGGGGGGTGGTGAATGCTATAAAGAAGTTAATTTACATATAAAAAGTGTCGGTACGCCATATAATAAAATGAAACTACATGCTTTGGTGTGTAATAGATAAAAACAAATGGCAAAAGATAATAGCTTATTGTTGGGTCATATTGAATTGACAAAGAAACAAAAGGAATTCTATGACATCATGACTGATGACAAAACACGGATTGTGTTTTTGGGTGGGCCAGCAGGAACGGCTAAGACATTTCTTTCTGTTTATAGTGCTTTAGATTTATATAATAATGACAGGAATTTAAAGATATTGTATTTGCGTAGTGTTGTGGAGAGTGCGGATAGGGGGATAGGTTTTCTGAAAGGAGACATGGATGATAAGTTTGGGCCATATATGGCTCCGTTACTTGATAAGATTGATGAGTTGTTAAATAAGCCTGAAAAGGAACAATTAAAAAACAAAAGGGTATTGGAAGCGGAGCCGATTAACTTTTTGCGTGGATGTACTTGGAGGGATAAGGTTGTGATTGTGGATGAGGCTCAGAATATGAGTGTGAGAGAATTGACTACTGTGCTTACAAGGATAGGTCGTGGTAGTAAGTTGTTTATATGTGGGGATAGTTTACAGAGTGATATTAGGAGCAGTGGTTTTGCGAAGTTATCTGAGTTGTTTAAAGATGAGGGGAGTTCCAAAAAAGGGGTATATAGTGTAGAGTTTGGGAAAGAAGATGTGATAAGAGATAAAATTATTACATATCTTGTAGAAAAAATTGAATTATTAGCTCCAAAACAATAAAATTTCATATGAATAAAGTTTTCTGTTCTTCCTGCGGTCACAAAAATGTGTACGAGGTGGCCAAACCAAAGTTTTGTTCGGCATGTGGTATGCCGATTGGAGCGTCTGCTCCTGCACCAGCTCGTAAAGAAGCTGTTGCGGAAATTGAATATGAGGAAGAAGGTTCTCGCTCCTTTGACTTGAACAAAATGAAAAACGACATTGTTGCTGAAGCGAACACGCAAAAAACAACTTTAACTGATTTGTGGAAGTCTGCTACTCCTGAAGATGCGAATAGGAGTAGGATGTCTAGACCAGCGTCAAATTTGCCAAATGGCGACGCTATGATCAAACAAAGTCAAACTGATTGTGCTTCATCTAGAGTTCAAGACATTGATGGATAAGAGTTACGAAGACCTTATCCCAGAAATTGAAGAACTTTTAAGTAGATATAGGACCAAGTGGCAGCTTAACTCCATAGCTTGGTTGGATTATGATGATGTATCTCAAATAATCCGTACTCATATTTATAAAAAGTGGCATTTATGGGATCAGAAGAGAGCGTTCAAACCTTGGGCTTCTATGTTGATTAGTAATCAGATAAAGAATCTGATAAGGAATCATTATGGGAACTTTGCTAAACCATGTTTGCGGTGTTCTTTTTATTTGGGTGGAGACGAATGTGGTTTCACTAAGAGTAAGGAGCAGGATGAAGAGTGTGGGGACTTTGCTAAATGGAAGAGTAAGAAACAAAATGCATTTAATTTAAAGATGCCAGTCTCTTTGGATTCTTTAATATCTGTGAAAGATAGAGTGAATGAAGACGAGTTAGATTATGATAAGAAAGCAGCTAAGATACATCTTTTGGTTATGTCTGAGCTGAACGACAAGCATAAAGAAATATACAAGCTTTTATTTATAGATCATGTAGATGAAGTAGAGGTTGCCAAGAAGTTTGGGTTTAAGCGGGATACAAGTAAAAGAAAGACACCTAGATACAAACAAATAAACAACCTGAAGAAGAAGTTTTATACCATAGCAGCAAAGCTAGTAAAAGAAGAGGATTTATAATGATATATGATTTAACAGAAGAGCAGCAAGAGGAGATTCTTAAGCTGTTTAAAAAGAACCCAGATTTAATGTTTATAACCCGCAAAGTATTCGGAGATGATACTATTGATGGGAGATCAAAGCAGGGTCGTGCAGTGAGGAAGTTCTTAGCAGAACAAGACAAGAAAGCAAATACATCTCTTGCCCCCAAAGTAGAACAAGTTCATCTTAACAAAGAACAGAAAGAGTTCTTGATGACTGACAATATTGAGGTTGGGATGAATGCATTAGAGATTGCCCGACTTACTTTTAAAGACCGTGATGTTCAACCCTTGAGTATCAAGCATAGAGTTATTGTCGATTTTCTAAAAACTTATAGGCCAGAGATTGTAGATGATAACGAGATTGTTACAAAAGAGAAATGGACTCCACCTAAATCTATAAACAGAGCGATTGTCAAGATAAACAACTTCTGTGGTACTACCCTAGAGGAACTAGCCCTCCAAACAAAACAAAAGAAACTAGTAGAGCAATTAATTATTTATTTTAAAAGCCCTCGCTTCAACCATTTTATTAATCAGTATACTACTCTAGCTGACAGAGACTTATTCGAAAGCGAGTTTGTCCGTGCTGTTTGGGACAAGCCTGACCTCACTAACGACGAATTGAATCTATATGTGACCGTATGTGCTAACTATGTGCGCCAGAAACATATCCAGCAGCGCATTGACAAGCTTAATGCACTACTGGACGACCAAGATAACGAAAGAGACATTACACTGCGTCTGACGGAGATTATCAAAGCTACTAGTGAAGAACTTAACCAGTGTGAGAAGCGTATTGAGTCATTGACAAAAGACCTGAATGGTTCTAGAACTGCAAGGCTCAAAGCTAAGGGAGAAGAAAATGGATCTATCTTTGCTTTGGTCGAAGCCTTTCAAGAGCGTGAAGAACGTGACCGTATGATCATGATGGCTGAACTCCAAAATAAATTAATTGAAGAAGAGGCAAATAGGTTAGAGAATATGGATGACTACAAGGCACGAGTGCTTGGTATATCCAAAAAAGAATTATTATGAGTGAGTTCGTTTGCAGAGTGTGCGGTAAATCTTTTGATAACCGCAGGAGTTTTCATGCCCACCTTAAAGCACATAGCACTTCTATTGGGGAGTATTATGTTGACTATTACGCGAAGAGGGATCTTTACACAAACGAATTACTGCAATTCAAAAATTACGATCAGTATTTCTCAGAGGACTTCAACAATGTAGATAATTATTTATCTTGGTTAAAAACCACCTCTCCCATCAAAGCAAAAAATCACTTAATTAATTATACCCGCAGAAGATTTGAGAATAAGAATGTTAAGTTCACTCCCCCAGACTTATACTACATGTTGGCTCAAATGCCTAATATTGATTACTACCGAAAAATGTGGGCATCTTACTCTGAGTTCTCTGAGGATCTAGGTGTAGACTCTTGGTTCACCAAAAACTTACCGAAGAATTTTTGGGAGACAGATTGTCAAGATATGCAAATTTTTATAGATACTAGGGAACAAAAGCCCCTCAAGCTATATAATAGTGTAAAGAATAAGTTGGACTTCGGTGACTACACTGCTGCTGGAGAGTATTATTCGAAAACCTTCGTAGATAGAAAAGCTCAAGATGATTTTAGACAAACCTTTGGAAAAGATATCAAAAGATTCAGGCGTGAAATGGATCGTTGTGTCCAGTTTAATTCTTACATGTTCATTGTTGTCGAGTCGTCTATTGAAAAAATCGAAGAAGACAACAAAGTATCGAAGTTTAAATCGAACTTAGGTTACTTGTGGCATAATGTCCGTAGTCTTATGATAGACTACCCAGAAAACATACAGTTTGTTTTTGCTTACTCAAGAGCAGGAGCGAAGAAAATTATACCAAAGATACTATATCACGGGCAACGTTTATGGCACGTTGACGTTCAATATCATTTAGAGAAAAAAGTTCATGGCATGGCAGAAAGGAAAACAGCGGTATCGAAATGATTATTCCGCAAACGAACTTAATACATACTTAAAAACACTTGATGGCAATTTGCCAGACGAGGAAGCTAAGTATTTATTATATAAGTTCTTAAGAGCGAATATTGCATTTACCTCCGAATTATTTTTGGGGGTAAGGTTATTCCCATTTCAGGCTATGGCCATTAAAGGGATGATGGTATCGGACTATTCGATGTTCGTATTCTCTCGTGGTATGTCTAAGACTTTCTCTACAGCTATTTATGTGTTACTTGAATGTCTACTAAACCCCAATGCTAATATTGGTGTTATTGCAGGTAGCTTTAGGCAATCAAAACAAATCTTCCAGAAGATGGAAGACATCCTTAGCAAGCCAGAGGCAAAGCTCGCAAAAGAATGCGGAGTTAAAATCACAAAAGGAACTGACCAGTGGACTTTGAAGATTGGAAATAGTCGCGCCATAGCTTTGCCATTAGCTAACGGAGAACGACTTCGTGGATTTCGATTTAATAGGATAGTGTTAGATGAGTTCTTAACAATACCAGAAAAGATATTCAATGAAGTTATCATACCATTCCTTGGAGTTGTAGAGAACCCTATTGAAAGAGAGGAACTACATAAACTAGAATCCCGCCTTATCGACAAAGGCGAGCTGAAAGAGGAAGATAGGTATGTATGGCCAAATAACAAGTTGATAATACTTTCATCTCCATCATTCAAATTTGAATATATGTATAAGCTCTATAAAAAATATGAGGGTCTTATATTTGGGGAGTTTGATAGAGATGATGAAGAAGACGAACAAGCTGCTGATGATGCATACAGATTAATTATGCAGTTAAGTTACGACTGCGCTCCGACAAGACTTTACGATCAGAACCTTCTTAAACAGGCGAAAGCTACTATGTCTGAGATGCAGTTCAAACGAGAGTTCGGCGCACAGTTTGTAGATGAAAGTGATGGTTATTTCAGATTATCTAAGATGGCAGCTTGCACTATTGCGGATGGAGAGTTCCCCGCTGTTGAGATCGTTGGGAATCCAAGTGACGACTATATTCTTGCTTTTGACCCCAACTGGGCTGGCAACACAAGTGCTGACCACTTCGCAATGCATGTATTTAAGGTTCTGAGAGACGAACAGAAGGTTTGCCTTGTTCATAGCTACGCAGTGGCTGGAGTGTCCTTAAAAGAGCATATGAGGTATTTCCTGTATCTTATAGAACACTTTAATATTGTCGGTATATGCGGTGACTATAACGGGGGAGTTCAATTTATTAACTCTTGCAATGAGAGTGAACTATTTAAAAAGTCTAAGGTTAATATTGGAGTAATTGAAGTTGATTTAGAGAAACCTGACCAATGGCATAGTGACATCATGCAGTTTAAGAGCCAATACAATCAAAAAGAAAGAAAATATTGTATCTTAAGAAAGCCTACAGTTAACTGGATTAGAAGTGGTAATGAGATGTTACAAGCAGCAATAGACCATAAAAGAATACTGTTTGGCTCCAGAGCGGTTGACGATCACTTTGATCAGCAGAGGAAGAAGAATATACCTATTGATGAAATAAAGTGGGATAATAAAATTACAGCCACTTCAAAAGGAGCAAAAATGATTGATCTCCTTGATCAACAGAAAAGTAACATTGAACTTACAAAGTCAGAATGTGCTAACATTGAGGTCGCCACAAATCCCCAAGGTTCGCAGTCATTTAA